CGTATGCCATGCTCTCAATGGCCAGGAATGGCGCTTCTGAATGGTTGCGCACCATGAACCAAACGTAAGGGCATTCCGCATGTAGCTCATCGAACTTGTACGGCGGCACCCAAATGGCTTCAATCACACAATGCGTGGCAGCAAAGGCGACGATTTCGCGATGAATGTCGTTGGCGTCATTGACATGCACGATCTTGGTTTCAACACCATTCAGACCGAGCCAGTCAGAAATGAAGCGTCCTGAATTGTAAAGGCCCGTTGAAGCTGGCTGATCTTTGAGCCCTGCACCTTCCAAGTAGCCGGGATAGCCTGGGTAACCAGGATAACCGGAGCGTTCTCGCAGAACGAATAGGACGCGCGCCACGGCTCACCTCAATTGGCTCTTTGTGAATCGCTCTTTTGCTGCTGCGCAATTTGCGTGCTGGGGTCTTCATTCAACGGACCACCCGGCACACCGGTCATTGACATTGTTCCCAGCGCCGGAAATATCGCGTTGGTTGGCGCCGGGTCAGTTGTCGGAACTGGCGTGGGTGCGCTGGCCTTGGGCTGCGGCGGCGCGTCCGTGGGCTTGGGCTTGCTGAACATGTGTCATCGTCCCAATGTGATTAAGAACCCGACCATTACGCAGCAGAGAACCACTGCGTAACAGCCGAGCACGAAATTTGCGTACCAGGAACGCAGCATCAACTAGTGCTTGACGGGTCCGTTGCGGCTGGGTCTGCTGAAGTGGCTGGCGCAGTCGGGTCTGTCGACGCCGCCGGGTCTGTTGGTGTGTGCGTGTGCGTATCAGCCGCCGTGCCTGATTCCTGCACCGCGTGCGACATGTCGCCGCTCTTACGCACATCAATGGTCACTGTAGTGACCTCAAAGCTCGACTGTGAACCGTCAAAGAAATGCCCATGCGCGGTAACGTCAACCAGAACGTCCGGCCCATGCCGTTCGTGCAAGCTGTCGAGCGCGTCAGCAAGATGCTGCCCAACGCCGTCCGGCAAGTTAAGCGTATTGCTAATCGCATCCTGCGCCTGTTTGAGGGTCGCGCCCTTCGGGACCGCCACATTCCAGCTCATTGGTAGTTATCTCCTCCTCCGCATAGGCATGCGCGAACGCGCAAGCAAACTTTCGCTGATCTCAAGTACGCCAACTTGCACCGGCCAATAGCACATGACGATGGCATCAGCGTAGTTTGGACTCTTGGCGTTGTCAGGCTTCTTATCAATCAGCAGCTTCAACTGCCCAGATTGACTGTAAGTGGCCTGACTGAGCTCGACCTTGATCTGATCCAAATTTGGCAACGAGCTTGGTATTGAGATCAACTCGTCAGGATCATAAGTGTCACGCCAAATTAAGCCATCTTCCTGAAGCCCAACCGCGCGGTATGTGCGCTCAAACCGCTGCCGCAACTCCCACCAAGCCTGCGCTTTCAGGTTTCTGTAATGATCCTTATTGGTCGGACTGTCGATGTCCGCCGGCACCACATGGCGTTCTGGAAACAAAACACCAGCGCCAGCATCCCAAGGAATGAAACGCATGCCGCGCGGAATCAAGCCTTCATCATTCAGACGGTTGATCTCAGCTTTGACGGTGGCCCCGACACCAACGCAGTCGTACTGCACCCGCTTGACACCCCAATTATTGGCGGTGACAACAGCCTTACGCGCTGTGACGCCAGTGTCGCGCGCGTCCCAGCCCTCAGCATATTGCAGAATGACACCCTTGCGCGCCACCATGGCATTGATGTCCGGCCCTTCATCCGCGACATCGAACCCCGCCAACCATTGGCCATCGTCGGCAAATCCAAGCTTAATGTGCGCATCAATAGCATCCACAACCCATTTGCCTGGTATCACAATGCCACTGACGGACGCCGTATAGTCGATGTCGTACTCACTCGCAAATGCTATATCACCAATGCTGCGCCGTTTTTCAGCCGCCCAAGCCTCACTTTTGCGCGGATCATTCCGCCAATGCATAGTCTTAATCTGGTGAGGGCGCAAGATGTTGTGCCGTTTACGGGCAAACAAATTGTCCATGCCCTCAACTGAACTTACCCAAATCACACAGTCAGTATTACCGGAAAGCGCCCTAGCAACCTTATCAGCCTCAGGCATGTGCGCCGCTTCATCAGCAACAAACACCGATGAACGACCAGAACGGCCCATGTTGGGGCCACCTTCACCAACAATACTTGAGCCGTTATTTGGGTTAATCAGCTTCATATAGCTGGAATGCCGACGACGTTCAAAGCTTGGCGGCAGCATTTCGTCTGGCATACGGTCAACAATCACTCGCAATTTCTCAAATATTGAGTCTGGATTACCCACCTTGTCGACGCAATCCTCAGTGCGCGAACCAAAGGTGGCCTTGAATCCATCAGTATATCGCCAGGCGTGCAAGCAACACATTAAGCATAGATAAGTAACGCCTGTGTCTCTACTCTTGTCACTCAGCCCTTCTTCTTGGCGCGCGATACGCTCTCTAAACCAATCAACGAACTCGCGTTGCTCCTCCCAAAGTGTCGGCTTGAAGTAAGTCGGGATCGGCTGCCCGGCGTCGTCATATTGTCCAACCAAGCGTGGGTCGTACTGCCAGACCCAATTGTCGATCCAATGAAAGATGTCGGCCGCACAACGCGCATTCTCCTTAGCCCAGCCGTCAGCCTCCGTCGCTATCTTCCGACGCGCCTGTTCCACTCTGATCAGTGATAAGGCTGATTCCGGGACCGATAAGTAACTCGCAAGCGGCTGCAAGCTGTTCAAGAGCTGTGTCCGCGAGGGTTTCAAGCTTGACGGTGTGTTCATGCTTCACAGTGCCGCTAAACTCAATTTTCTCACGATACGGCTCATCGGGGAAACGACCCAGCATATTTAGCCTAAACATCTGTGCATTGAAGTCTTTTGACTCTAAACCAGCACGACCTTTTGCTTCAAACCAAGCTAGTTCTTCGTCTTTTGCCCTGACCATCGCAGCGTGAAAATCTGGCCATTCACTTTCCCACCGAGCCATCGTATGACGAGCACAGTCCAACGCAGAAGCAATCTCTGCGCGAGAGTAGCCTTTACGGCCATATCCAATCACGCGCTCGCAATAAGTCGGGTCATAATCCGACGGCCGCCCAGCTGGCTTTTTGGGCTTAGCAATTGGCGCTGATCCGTCAGCCATGGCTCCCGCTCCTGGGGTCGGAGGCCGACCCTGCCCAGCTGGTTACACAAACCCCAGCACAGCACCATCAACGCGAGCAGACCCTCTCAGGCCACCGGCGCCAACGCCTTGGATGCGCCTATGACGCGCTCCACGTCTCTGTAGTCAATCGCTAGCGGTGTCAACCGCCCGAACATCTTCACCCAAGCGTCAATGACGCCGCTGTCATCCAGCCGCGCAACCGAGCTCACCCATACCAGCAAACCAGCAAAGGGGTTCTCAGGCTTCAATTGCAGCTTGTCGCCTGGACGAATGCGAAGCACATTGCTTAATCGGCTCAGGTCTTTGCTGTTGGTGAGACCGTCTTTGTCTGCAACGGCCACCAGAGCCTCAACCACTGGCTCTGGCACTTTCAACGGCTGTTGTTCCGCACCGCGTACCAGGTCTTGTACGCCTTTGGCTGCGAACACCTCACTCAACCGCAACCACGGCGCGCACGCAAACAAGTATCTCGGCCACAAGGGCTCCAACCGGTCCATCACCACCGTGTGGCTGCGCGGCTTAACACCAAACACGCGCTGATGGTAAGTCGCGGGCGGTGTCACTTCCACCAACCGCTTGACGCGCTCATGAGGACAAAACACGCCCAAACCCAGGGCCAATAAGGCGTCCCGAGCTGTCAGCTCGCAATGAGGTGCGGAATAAACGGCCCACCATGGCACGCCTTCACCCCTACTTTGTGCGTGGAGCGGGACTAAACGCCACTCGTCCGAACTTGGAAAGCGAAATCACAATCTGGGTTTGATTTGACGTTCATAAGGCGACAATGATTCAGCAACTGAAATTCTGATCTTTTCAATATCATCAGGATGAATTTGTC